GGTCTACCGGATACAGATGCCCGCCGCGGCTGACTTGTTTCTCACGCGCGAGAAGGTGCTGCACATTGCGGGCCTGGGGTTCGATGGTTTTGTCGGCTACTCGGTCGTCGCCATGGCCCGCAAGTCCATCGGCCTGGGGATGGCGATGGAGACCTTCGGCAGCCGGTTCTTCGGCGAAGGGACGCATCCAGGGGTAATCGTCGAACATCCCCAAAAGCTCAGCCCGGAAGCCCATTCGAACCTGAAAAAATCGCTGAGCGACACCTACAGCGGCCTCGGAAACTCCCACCGGCTGATGCTCCTCGAAGAGGGCATGAAGTTCCAAAAGATCGTCATCGACCCGAAGGACTCGCAATTCCTGGAAAGCCGTCAGTTCAACATTCCCGAGATCGCCAGGTGGTTTAATTTACCCCCGCACAAGCTCAAAGACCTCACCAAGTCATCGTTCAGTAATATCGAATCCGAGCAGATTTCGTTTGTCACAGACTCAATCCTGCCGTGGCTGGTCCGCCTCGAGCAGAGCTTTAATATGCAGCTCCTCACGGAGAGCGACCGGGAGTATTCCGGCCGCGGGCGCCTATACTACAAACACAACGTCGAAGGCCTGCTCCGCGCCGACGCCGCAGCCCGCGGGACCTACTACCGGGAGATGTTCAACATCGGTGCCATGTGCATCAACGAGATCCGCGAGAAAGAGGACATGGACCCCATCGATGGCGGCGACGTCCACCTTGTGCCGCTGAACATGACGACACTTGAGAACGCCGGGAAGCCCCAGGAGACCGCAAAGCCGGTCCCGGGCGAACCGGTCATCCCCCCCGGCAAAGGCAACGGCCGCGACAAATCCGCAAGCTCACAAGGAGTGTCCCCATGAAGAAGTGGTACGAGATCAAGAACAAGGCCAACAAGGCGGAGATCTGGATCTACGAGCAGATCGGCGAGGACTTCTGGACCGGCGGCGGAGTGACGGCCAAGGACTTTCAGAAGGAACTTTCCGAGATTACGGCCTCGCAGATCGATCTGCACATCAACAGCCCCGGCGGGCAGGTCTTCGAGGGGGTGGCCATCTACAACCTGCTTAAGCAGCACAAGGCCACGATCACGACCTATATCGACGGGATCGCCGCCTCCATCGCCTCGGTCATAGCACTCTCCGGCGACAAGGTCGTCATGGCCGCCAACGCGCTTTTCATGATGCACAACCCGTCGGGCATCGTCATGGGAACGGCCTCGGACATGCGCAAGACGGCGGACCTCCTCGACAAGGTCCGCGGAACCCTTCTAACCGTCTACGCCGGCAAGAGCACCAAGTCCGAGCAGGACATCGTCGGCCTCCTCGAGGACGAGACCTGGTTTAACGCCGAGGAGGCGCTGGCGGCCGGATTTGCCGACGAGATCGCCGGGGCGATGGACCTGGCGGCGTGCGCGAAGTTCGTTCCAGTCATGGCCAAGGCCGGTTTCAAGCACGTACCGAAAGAAATCAATGCATCACGCGACGTCCTGACGGCAAAGGATGCAGAGAAAGGCCTGCGCGACGCAGGCTTTTCTCACAAACAGGCGAAGGGCATCCTGGCGGAAGGGTTCAAGGGGAATCAGCGCGACGTTGATCCCCCTCCGGCGCATCGCGACGTTGCGCCAGCCAGTCCAGCTAAAAAGGACCGCGTCGCCGACTTGCTGACACGCGCCGAAGTAGCAGCACCATCAAACTAACCAGACTCAAAGGAGAAATAGGAACCATGAAAACCATCACGCAATATCGGGAAGACATCAAGGCCCTCATGAAGAAGGCCGCGGATATCGACGCAAAATGCACCCACGAAAACCGCGAACCCGTCGAGGCGGAACTCAGCTTGAAGAATGAGATCATGGACACCGTCGAGGAGTACGGCAAGATTCTCGCCTCGATGGAGCGCCAGGAGCGCCTGGCCCGTGGTCTCGACGCCCCGGCGAACGCCCCGCTCACCATGCCCGGCCCCTCGGCCCGCGCTCCGGAACGCAGAGACCAGGATCGGTTCAGCTCCCTCGGTCAGCAGATGTCCGCAGTTATGCAGGCCGGCCGTCCCGGAGGTCACGTTGACCCGCGCCTTTTCACTTCAGCCGCAAGTGGGTTGAATGAGACTGTTCCTTCGGATGGTGGTTTCCTGGTGCAGAAAGATTTCGGCCAGGAACTTCTGCAGGATTTGTTTTCTACCGGAGGGCTCTGGTCGAAAGTTGGAATGCGGGTTCCGATAACCGGAAACTCGAACGGCACCATTATCAACGGCGTCGATGAAACCTCTCGTGCTTCGACGACATGGGGCGGAATCGTTATTTACATGGTGGGAGAGGCCGGGGAAATTACTCCTACTCGTCCGAAATTCAGACAAATTCAATTGAACCTACACAAGGCCGCAGGGCTGTGCTGGGCCACCGATGAAAACTTACAGGAGGCAGCACAACTCGAAAGCGTGATCCGTAGGGGATTCAATCATGGAATGGGCTTCAAACTCGATGATCTCCTGCTCAATGGTGTAGGCGCCGGAGAACCGCTCGGTTTTCTCAATTCAGGATCTCTCGTGACTGTGTCAAAAGAAGCCGGGCAGAAAGCCTCGACGATTATGGCTGAGAACGTGATCAATATGTATTCACGGATGTTTGCATCGAGCCTTCCAAATGCAGTCTGGCTCATTAATCAGAATACCCTCCCGCAACTTTTGACGATGAGCATCGCAGTCGGGACTGGTGGTGTACCGGTGTATCTGCCACCTGGTAATTCCTTGGTAAATGCTCCTGGTGGTGCATTGATGGGCAGGCCAGTATATCCCATTGAACAGTGCGCGAGTGTCGGAACGATTGGCGATATTATGTTTGTCGACGTGGCAAACGGTTATATCGTGGCCGAGAAGGGCGGGATCAAGACCGACATGAGCATCCATGTGCTTTTCGCCAGTGATCAATCGGTATTCCGTTTTATCATGCGCATCGATGGACAACCCATCAGGGCCACCGCGTTAACACCCTATAAGGGCGGCGCAAATTACACCCAATCCCACTGCATAGCTTTGGCAACTCGAGCCTAACAACTAACCTCCGGGGAGAAATCCCCGGAATTTCATAATAAGGAGAAATTACGATGGGAGCAAAAGGATTCAACCTCTGCAATGACGGGCACATCGTGATGGGTTGGGGTTCGGATTTTGGCCCGGCCCACGAACTCAACGGCGCCGATCATCACCTGGCCGTTGTCAACATGAAAAACTGGAACCACGTTGATTTCGTGGTTTACCTTGGTACAGCTCCAAGGGCCGCCGGTGTCATCACCGTCGAATCGTGCTCCAATTGGGTGACGCTCGCCGGTTCTCCCACCACGGCCACGAAAATCCCGTTCCAATATTACCGCCGCATCGTCTCCCAGCTGACGATGGCAAACGATGTCGACAGCGATATTTATACTGTCAGCGTGGCGGCCACGGGCTTAGTTCCCGAGGCGGGGACCCCCAACGATATCATGTACGTCATCCCGCTCGATGCCGAACAGCTGATCTCCGGCCATATTGGCTTCCGGCTCGACATCGTGAACGCCGGTGCCGCCAGCCTTGCGACGGTTGTCGCCATTTGCAGCGGCGGCCGGTACTCCGGTTCTGCGCTGCCGACGGTGCTGAGCGTGTAGCTTCAATCATTAGGAGGGATAAAACGATGTTGGCCTCAGAAATCGACATGGTTGAGCAGATCGCCCGGTATATCGCAAGAGAGGAAATCACAAAAGCTCTTGCGGCCTATCAGAAACCAGTCGCAGCGATCGTTGCGGCTCCTGAACCGGAAAAGGAACCGGCTCCGGGCGTAAGCCATCACAAGAAACACTAACCCACTCATTCGGGCCGTCTGGAATGAGGGCGGTCCGCATCCGAGGAGGATGAAAAATCATGAACTACAATCCCAGCACTATTGCAAGAATTGGAGACATTGGAAGAGGACTCCAGGTTGACACCGGCATCATGCTGAATACGACCTATCTGGCTCAGACGCAGATTGAGGATTTCAACGTCTACGGGCGTATACTTCTACTCAACCTGATGCTCGAAGTGACCACGGACTTCGCCGCCGATGCGACCCTGTTCCAGTACACCTACTCATGCGCCACCCATACCCCAGCCATCGTCTCGACGAAGCTCGGTCTGGTAAGTCTCACCATTGCCAGCGCCACCATCGGCAGTCGGGTTTACTGGAAGGGCGGAGCGGTAGGCGGCACCACCCATGTCATCACCAACACGACTGGCGGCATTTCCGATCTGCCCGGCACCGCCCCGATGATCGTCGGTTACAATGGCGGCGTCGGCACCATTGGGCACCTGACCACGGTTGCGAGCCAGACAGCGGGCGCAGGGTATCACTCCCTGTTTTACTTCCCGATGAGTGACGGCGCGTATGTGACGGCAATTCGGTAAAGCATCTCAAAACATATACCCATATGGGGCGGGTTTAATCGCCCGCCCTTTTTTCGAGAGGAATGAACCATGGCCATCACCGTGACGACCCCGACACCTGGGAAGTTCGGATTCATCCTGAATGGCGTGAGCGCGGACGCTACCGGCTGCGAGGAACTAAAAGCCGCTCCGGCCGCCGGGATTTCCATCATCGTTGATCACCTAACGATCAATAATGGGGCCAATGCCATAAGCATCACCATCGGGTCTGGCGCAGCAGCCGGCGCAGTCGAAACGGCCCTGATCGGCCCCATCGCCATGGCTGCCAACACGAGCCTCCAATTCATGTTTTCATCTGGAATGGTCCTTACGGCCGCCAAATCTCTGACGGTGGATGCTTCCGGCGCAGGAGCGATTTGCATCTTCGCCCAGGTGCGCGTCCAATAGGATTTAAATATGTCAATCCGAATGGCTATAGATCGTGACGCGGCAATAATCCTGGCAAGCTCAAGAGGGCCGAATTGACCACGTATTTTGGCGTAGTAAATTCTGACGGCTCAGACATTACCGGCACTCCTGGTAGTGATAGCGATACCACTTGTCTGGATTGGATTAATGAGTCATTTACATGTCCGGGTTCTGGGAATCAAAATATACAAGAGATCAGCGTCAAATGCTACCCCAATGGCGGATGCAACATCCGGTGCGGAATATATAGTTCAGATGGAAGTACATTAATTGCAGAAGGAACTGGAGAAGTAGCCCTAACCGGAACCACTTACGCTTGGCAGGGCCATATGAGCCAGGCTGCTGTGAAAGCGGCTGGTGGTTCAAGTCCTGGTGTACTTGTCGGAGGGACAACGTATCGACTGGCATGGACTCAGGATGGCGCCTGGCTCGCTGACTACTATCTCGGTGTTGGCGGCATTCATTATACTTCAAGTAGCGATAATACAGCCGGAATGCCAGCAAATGCTCAAAGTGGGACTATTTGGACTGGTGGGCAACACTTTATCCGAGTAGGCGTAAGTCCGGCTGCTTCCACCGTCACCATTTCAGAAACATTGTCATTTTCAGAAGCATTAGACTAACTATTCATGGAGGCTCAAATGAA